GGTGCACAAGGAACATATGTTGCTGAATCACTTTTGGAAAATTAAAATATTTTTCGTATATTAATGTTAAATTAAAAATTATGGGTATAGAAACAGGACAATCATTTCCACAATCAAGAAAATTAAAAAAAGCAGATGGTACCATAGCTTATGTATGGGATGGTAAATTACATAACTGGGATGGGCCAGCTTTAATTCCAGAGGGGAATGAAAAAAAAGCAGAATACTATTTATATGGTATGCAAAAAACAACAGAAGAATGGAAAGAAATAAGACGTCAAAGAGAAGGCATTCCATTTTATAAAAACCAATCAATGAAAAATCAACTATCAGATTATAGAAATTAAGATATGAAAATAGGTTTATGTGGTACAATGAGTGTAGGTAAAACTACATTAGTAAATGCTTTAAAAGAAACAAAGCAATTTAAAGATTATATGTTTAGAACAGAACGTTCTAAGTTTTTGATGGAACAAGGTATCCCGTTAAATACTGATTCAACATTAAAGGGTCAAACAGTGTTTTTAGCTGAACGATGTGCTGAATTAATTCAAACAGATATTATAACAGATAGAACTGTAATTGATGTTATGGCTTTTACTTTAAATGCTAAATCTATAAACCATCAGGATAAAGAATCATTTGAAACCTACGCTAGTGAATTTATTAGGGAATATGATTATATTTTTTATATATCTCCTTATGGGATAGATATTGAAGATAATGGAGTTAGAGAAACTGATGAATATTATAGAGATTTAATTGATTTTACTATTACAACTTTAATTAAAAGACATGGTCATAAAGCAGGTAAAATAGAAAAAATATCTGGATCTACAGATGAACGTATTCAACAAATATTGAATATTACAGGCCTTTAACATATTTATAATAAAACCTTATTATAATGAAAAAATCACAATTAGCATCTTTTATTAAAGAAGAAATTATATCATTACTTGAAGCAGATATCCCATCAGTAGAAGACGTTAAAGACGTTACTGCTGCTGTAAAAGATCTTAAGGATGAATTAGCAAGTTTAGAAGAAGATAATATTGAAGAAGATGCTACACCAAAAGGTGAAGACTTTTTTTATGATTATTTAGACATTGGTATGTCTTATTTAGACGGATTCGGTAAAAAACACTCTTTAGATGATAGCCAGTTAGAAAAACTAGGTAAAAAAATAGTAGATCAATTATATAAAGGTGATGTTGGTAAAGCATATGATGCCATTGTTAAAAGAGGAGCAATGAATGAAGATGAAGATAAAGAACCATCTAAAGCAGATCTTAAAAAAACAAAAGGTTTAGCTAAAGCAAAAGAAGAATTAGCTTTATTAACTCGTGAAATGAAGTCATTAGCTCGAAAGTATAAAGAAGCTGAAGGTGAAGAAAAAGAAAAATTAGTAGCTGATCTTAAGAAGAAAACAAAACTTAAGAAAGAATTAGAAGCTATTGTAGATAAATAAAAAATGTTATGTTAAAATGGTTAAAAAAGAACTATCAATTATTGGTAATTATAGGGGCTTGCATTTTAGTCTTTAGATTTTTAGATGATAAGCAAGAATATATAGAAAAATATAATTCTAAAATAGAAGCATTAGAGCAAAAAGTTGATTCATTGCATAGTGAAAATGATGAATTAACTTTTAAAATTGACACATTAAATAACCAAATAACTAAATTAGATCAACAACTTGATCTTAAAGATAACAGAATAAACAACTTAAGATATGAAATTAATACCAAGGTTGATGCTGTTGATAGCTTTAATGATAATGAGCTTGAAAGGTTTTTCACAGAACGCTACGGACAGTACATCGATTCAATTGAAAAAACCAATAGCAAAATTAGTAATTAAAGATTTAATTACGGGTGATGGAGCTAAAGAAGAATTAGTTCTTACTACTGATAAAGTTAAAATATTAGAAGAAAAAGTCATTTTAAAAGATAGTATTATTTCTAATTTTGAATTAAAAATTAATAATTTTAATTCCATTTTATCTACTAAATCTGATCAATTATTAATATCCCAAGAATTATCCAAAAAATTAGAAATAGATTTAAAAAAACAAAAAGTAAAAAATAAATTAACTGCGGGGGCAGGAATAGTAGCTGTAATAGGTGCTATACTTTTAGTAAAATAATATGTCTAATCTTAAAAAAGTAATACGATCAGAATATTTAAAATGCGCTAAAGATCCAGTGCATTTTATGCGTAAATATTGTTATATACAACACCCACAAAGGGGCCGTATACAATTCAATTTATTTCCGTTCCAAGAAAAGGTATTATCGTTATTCCAGGATAATCCTTATTCTATAGTATTAAAATCTAGACAATTAGGTTTATCTACCCTTTCAGCTGGTTATTCTTTATGGTTAATGACATTTCATAAGGATAAAAATATTCTTTGTATCGCAACTAAACAGGAAACTGCTAAAAACATGGTTACAAAGGTAAAATTTATGTACGAAAATTTACCTTCATGGCTTAAAATAAATGCTTCTGAGAATAATAAATTAAACCTTCGATTAGCAAATGGGTCTCAAATTAAGGCAACATCAGCTTCAAGTGATGCAGGTAGATCAGAAGCAGTATCCTTACTATTAATTGATGAGGCAGCTTTTATTGATAATATTGGAGAAATTTGGGCATCAGCTCAACAAACATTAGCAACAGGTGGTGGTTGTATAGCATTATCAACCCCTTATGGTACTGGTAATTGGTTTCATCAAACATGGACTAGAGCAGAATCATCTGAAAATGATTTTTTACCAATTAAATTACCTTGGTTTGTTCATCCTGAAAGAGACCAAGTATGGAGAGATAGACAGGATGAATTATTAGGTGATCCTAGAATGGCAGCACAAGAGTGCGATTGTGATTTTAGTACTTCAGGTGATATTGTATTTTATTCCGAATATATAGATTTTTATGAAAAAACTTATATTAAAGACCCATTAGAAAAAAGAGGTGCAGATCAAAATTTATGGGTTTGGGAATCTCCTGACTATACAAGAGATTATATTGTAGTAGCCGATGTATCCAGGGGTGATGGAAAAGATTATTCTGCATGTCACGTAATAGATGTAGCAAATAATGTACAAGTAGCCGAATATAAGGGTCAAATTGGTACAAAAGAATATGGGCATTTATTAGTTGGTTTAGCTACTGAATATAATGAGGCTATGTTAGTAATAGAAAATGCTAATATAGGATGGGCAACTATACAAGTAGCGATAGATAGAAATTATCCTAATCTTTATTATTCACAAAGGAGTGACTCCCCAAATGCTAGTTCGTATTTTGATAAATATCAAGACCACTCTAAAATGGTAGCTGGTTTTACAATGTCATCTAGAACACGTCCTATGGTTATAGGTAAATTTCAAGAATATATAGGTGATAAGGGAGTAACAATACAATCTAAAAGATTGATAGAGGAAATGAAAGTATTTATTTGGCGTAATGGAAGAGCAGAAGCCCAAGGTGGCTATAATGATGATTTAGTTATGTCATTTGGTATTGCTATGTATATTAGAGATACGGCATTAAAATTAAGACAAAGAGGTTTAGATGCAACCCGAAATGCATTAAATAATATAACTGTAAATAGAACAGCATATCAGGGCGGACATTTTTCAAGTGGTAATGATAATCCCTACCATATAAATACAGAGGGAGGAAAAGAAGACATTAGTTGGCTTCTTAAATAATATTTATAATAATAATACACACAATGGCAGACAAAGGCTTATTTAGTAGATTACAAAGATTATTTTCAACAGATGTAATTATTCGTAATACAGGTGGAAACCAAATTAAAGTAATTGACAGTAATACAATTCAATCTAGTGGTGAATTACAAACTAATTCACTTATAGATAGATATAATAGAATTTTTTCAACAAGCCCTACTTCACTTTATGGGTCACAATTTAATTTTAATTATCAATATTTACGACCTCAATTATATTCTGAATATGATGTAATGGATCAAGATGCCATTATAGCATCAGCATTAGATATTATAGCTGATGAATCAACTCTTAAAAATGACATGGGTGAAGTATTATCTATTAGATCATCTAATGAAGATATACAAAAAATACTTTACAATTTATTTTATGATGTATTAAATATAGAATTTAATATGTGGTCATGGGTACGTCAAATGTCTAAATATGGTGATTTTTTCCTAAAATTAGAAATATCAGAAAAATTTGGTGTGTATAATGTTATTCCTTATACTGCATATCATATTGAAAGACAAGAAGGATTTAATATTGAAAACCCAGCAGAAGTTAGATATAGATATGCTCCAGATGGTTTAGTTAATACCAATACAGGAATGTATAGAGTCCCAGGCCAACCCGGTTCTGATAACCAACCAGGTATTTTCTTTGAAAATTATGAAATGGCTCACTTTAGACTAATTGGTGATGTTAATTACTTACCTTATGGTCGTTCATATATTGAACCAGCTAGGAAATTATTTAAACAGTATACATTAATGGAAGATGCAATGTTAATCCACAGGATTTCCCGTGCACCTGAAAAACGTATTTTTTATATGAATGTAGGTTCTATTCCTCCAAATGAAATAGATGCATTTATGCAGAAAACTATTACAAATATGAAACGTACTCCTTATATAGATTCAAAAACTGGAGAGTATAATTTGAAATATAACATGCAAAATATGTTAGAAGATTTTTATATACCAGTTAGGGGTAATGATGCAACAACTAGAATTGATACTACTAAAGGTTTAGATTATGATGGAATTAAAGATATTGAGTATCTAAGAGATAAATTATTTGCAGCACTTAAAATACCAAAAGCATTTTTAGGATATGATGAAAATATAGAAGGTAAAGCTACTTTAGCAGCTGAAGATATTCGTTTTGCTCGTACTATTGAACGTTTACAACGCATACTAGTATCAGAACTTAATAAAATTGCACTTGTTCATTTATACTCTCAAGGATATAGAGATGAAGCATTAGTAAACTTTGAATTATCAATGCAAACTCCATCTATCATATTTGAACAAGAAAAAATTGAGCTAATGAAATCTAAAACTGAATTAGCTACTACATTAAAAAATGAAGGTTTACTCCCTTCAGATTGGATTTATGATAATATTTTCCATTTATCAGAAGATCAATTTGATGAATATAGAGATTTAATGCGTGAAGATGCTAAACGTAAATTTAGATTAGCGCAAATAGAAGCAGAAGGAAATGACCCTGTTGAAACAGGTAAATCATATGGTACTCCTCATGATTTGGCCTCATTATATGGTAAAGGAAGAATGTATTCTGACCCAGGAAGTGTACCTGATGGATATAATAAAGATTCTGATTTAGGTCGTCCTAAAGATAGTATTTCTAATCATGGGAAACAAGATAGTAACTTTGGAAAAGACCCATTAGGAACAAAACGTATGAAAGATACTGATAAAAATGATTCAAGGGATAGTAGAACGGATACAAATAAATCTGGTTTAAAACTTGAACAGGCCCAAACAACTTATCTTAAAAATAAAGATATGTTTAAAAATATGAATAAAAAACAATTAGTATTCGAACATGATAAGGATGATTCATCATTATTAGATGAAAACCAATTGAAGAAATAATATTCTTTACATATTTATAACTAAATATATTTTTTGATGAAAATTAAACATTCAAAGTACAAAAATACAGGTATACTGTTTGAACTATTGGTGCGTCAAATCACTGCAGATACATTAAAAGGTGGGGATTCTCCAGCTATTGATATACTTAAAGAATATTTCGTAAAAACTTCTTTGGGTCGCGAATATAAATTATACGAATCGATACTAAAATCTAAGGTTTTAAATGAAGGAAAAGCTAATATAGTAATTAGCACTATACTTGAATCTTCTAAAGGGTTTAATCGCGCTTCATTAAAAAAACAAAAATACAACTTAATTAATGAGATTAAAAAACATTATAATTTAGATGTTTTTTTTGGTGCTAAAATTAAAAGCTATAAAGAATTGGCTGCATTATATACTTTAATTGAAAGTCATAATGTAGATATTAATACTGATATTAATCAAGTTATAGATAATAAAATAACTATTTTAGAATATTTAACCAAGCACGAAATTAATACTAAAGAAGTTAAAGAAGATGTTCTTAAAGAATTTCAAACTTATGATAAAGATTTAAGAATTCTTACTTATAAAGTACTTTTAGAAAAGTTTAATAGTAAATATGATAATTTATCTAATGAGCAAAAACAAGTACTTAAGGAATTTATAAACTCCGTAGATTCTGCTCCAGGTTTAAGAAATTTCTATAATAGTAAAATAAATAAATTAAAGACTACTTTAAACGAACAAGCTAAAAATGTTAAAGATAAGGCTACACAAATTAAAATTACAGAAGTAGCTAAATATTTAGTTGAATTATCTAAAACAACTAAAGTTAATAATGATAATTTAGTTGATTTGTTACAATATTACGAACTAGTAAAAGAAATTAAAGTAGCAAATGGAGTACAAGTATAAGCTTAGCGAACAGGAACAAAGACAGACTTTAAAACCTAAAGATGTCCCATCTAGTTTACTTAAACGTATGGAAGATTTGTATGGTCCTGTTGATTTAAAAAATGATTTCTTCAGTAGTGATTTTGATACTTATTATAAAACTATAGGGGTTAATAAAGAAACTGGAGGAGTAAATCATAAAGTTATAGCATTAGCTAGTTTTGAAGAATCTCTAAAACAAATTACTAGTGCATATGAAACTTTAAAAGATTTATTAAAGGCTGATGAGGCTAAAAACGATTCTAATATTGTAGATGTATCTAAAGATATTAAGAATGCATTAAATAAATATAGAGCCCACTTAAGAAAATTTTACCCAGAACAATATAAAAAAGCTATGTCCCGAATGGATGAGGGAGAGATAGATGAAATTTCTACATCAGCGGGAGCAGGTGCTTATTTAACTAAATACGCTTTTAAATTGCCTAAAAAAAAACAAAAGGATATTGTACCCGAAGGTGATACTTACGAAAAAATGGCTGCTAAAGGTAAAAAAGCAGGCAGTTTAAAACAGGGTACTGTTAGAAAAAGATTAGGTATTAAAAAAGGAGAAAAAATCCCATTATCACTAATTAATAAAGAATTAGCACGTCTTAAAAAAATGGATAAAGATGATGATAAAAAAGGTGTGCAATTAGGAGATAAAAATCAAAAATATTATAAAGCATTACAATTATCAAAAACATTAAAAACAACAACTAATGTAAATGAAGATAGCAAAAACCCAGGAGCTACATTAGGACCTGGCCCTACAGCAGGAGAAGATGGAGTAAGAGATAATGCATATGTAAAACAATTTAAGTATAAATTAGTACCTAAAAAAAATGGCACTTATGTACAAAAAGGTTCAGGACTTGAAGTAAAAAAGCTTTATTAATATGTATAAATATAAGCTAATAACTGAACAAGAAAACAAAGTTGAACAATTTCAAAAAGAAAGAATTGAAGCGTTTGACGAACTTGAGTTTAAAATAGAAAATGTAAAAAAATTATTACGTCAAGGTAAAATTAGTACTATAAAATATTATAGAGAAAACCCAGAAAGTTTTGGGGTATTTATAGGAACTGATTTAATTGGCGATTATTTTAAAGATATTAAAACATTATTAGAAAAATAAATTATGAAAAAATCAGACGAAATATTTAAATTAGTAAATGAAAATTTAGGGTATGCAGATTTGCAACCTATAAATAATTTAGAACCAACCCCTAAAGAAGATTTTGAAAATAAATTTGCTCAATTTTTATCTGAGGAAGTTAAGGAAGAAGATGTAAAAGTTGATTCTAAAAAAGTGGCTAAATCAGTAGAAGAAATAGAAGATCATAACTATGATTATAAAGACACTAAAAATTTAGATAACCAAATTGGTCAAGAAGTACTAAATGGTGTTTATTTTGAATCTAAGAATAATCCTGATAAATCCATGGAAGAAATAAAAGAAATGGTTTCTAAAAATTTAGCTAAGGATGGTCAATATTATATAAAAAATGCTGCTTTTGGAGTTGAAGGTTTAGGATATACTGAACAAAAATCAGGAGAAGTATCTGGCAAATATGCTGCTAGTGGGTATTCTGATAAAATAAAAGAAGTAGTAAAAGAATCTCTAATGGGAGTAGTAACGTCAGGTAACCCAAATTCACTGGCTGCTATGTCAGGTCAAGTTATTAAACAAATAATGGCTGAAGAAGAAGTTGAAGAGAGCTATGATGAATTTCAACGTGATGATAAAGGAGCTAAAGGTGTAGATAAAAAAGATAAAGGTGAGGAAATGGCATTTGGTGCTGGTGTAGAAAAGGGTGAAAAAATTGAAAAGAAAAAAGAAAGAAAAAAATCTAAAAAAGAATCACTAGATAATGATTTAGCCGAAATTGATAAACAAGCTCAAATAGTAGCTATGGAAGCTAAATTAGCTAAAATTGATGAAATAATTGAAGCTAAACAAACTCGTATCAGCATGGTATCTGAAGATGAAAACTTATCAGAACTCATGGATAAGAAAAAGATGAAAGACATGCAAAAAGAAGTTAAAATCTTAGAAAAAAGAAAATCTAAGATGGTAAAAGTATATGAAAAAATGTCTGGTAAATCTTATCAAAAAGAGGGTATTGTTGATGAAATAGAAACTATTAATTAAAACAATATAATGAGTAAATCACTCTTAATAGAAACACATACTTTAAATTATAGTCCTATTACATTAACTGAAAATGTTAATAAAGAAACGGGTAATTTAATGGTTGAAGGAATTTTAGCTACCGCCGAAGTTAAAAATGGTAATGGTAGATATTATTCTAAGGAATTATGGCAACGTGAAATGGATAAGTATAATGAACTTATTAAAGAAAGACGTTCAATGGGAGAATTAGACCACCCAGAATCTTCAGTTATAAACTTACAAAATGTATCCCATTTGATTACAGAATATTTTTGGGATAAAGACAATGTAATAGGTAAAATAGAAATCTTACCTACTCCTTCAGGTAATATACTAAAAGAACTTATTAAAAATGGTGTTACCGTAGGCGTTTCATCTAGAGGTATGGGTTCATTAGAACAAAATGGTAGTGTAATGGAAGTACAAGATGATTTTGAGTTATTATGTTGGGATTTTGTCTCAACTCCTTCAAACCCAGGTTCTTTCATGCGTACCCTAAATGAAGGAAAACAAACAATTACTTACGATTATACAAATATAAATAACATAATACGAGAAATTCTTTGTTCTAAGGGTTCTTGTCCTGTTTGTTAATTTTCTAAAATACTCATATACGTATAACCGTAATACGCTATCCCTTATATAGCGTGAATTAAAAATAAATCCCTATTACGGTTCCTAATAACCGTATTTCACAAATTTAAATTTTGCGATTATGTCAAACAACAGAGATTTGCTCAAAGAAGCAATTGCTGATGCTAAAGCGGTAAAAGAAACAGCTATAGCAAATGCTAAACTTGCTTTGGAAGAAGCATTTACTCCTCATTTGAAATCTATGTTATCTGCTAAATTAGAAGAAATGGAAGAAGTTGAAGAAGATATTGACGAAGGATACGGTAAAATGTATGATGAAGACGATATTAAAAAAGAAGAAATGGACTCCATGAAATCTAAAAAAGATGACAAGATAAAAAAAGAGGAAGTAGATGTAACTGAAGAAGAAACAAAGGTTGAAGAAGAAATCAACCTTGACGAATTACTTGCAGAACTTGATAAAGAAGTTAATGAATCAGAAGAAGTAACTGAAGCTGAAGAAATTGAAGAATCAGAAGAAATAACAGAAACTGAGGAAGTTAATGAGTTAGAAGAAGTAACTGAAGCTGAAGAAATCGAAGAATCAGAAGAAGTAACTGAAGCTGAAGAAATCGAAGAATCTGAAGAAATTGAAGAATCTGAAGAAGTAGCCGAACAAGAAGAAATGGAAGGCGAAATGGAAGAAGAAGAAATTGATTTAGAAGATATGACTGAAGATGATCTTAAATCCTTTATCGAAGATGTAATTAAAGACATGGTAGAAGCTGGTGAATTGGAAGCTGGAGAAGAAATGGAAATGGATGATGAAGAATCAGAAATGGATATGGATATCGAAGTAGAAGATGAAGTAGAACCTATGATGGAAAAAGAAGAAAAATTAGAAGAAATGGACGAGGTAAGTTTTAATGAAAAAAACAACCCAACTCGTAACAAAGCTGTAGGTGAAAGAGATCCTAAAAAAGTAGGAAAATCAACTGCTGCTTACGCCATTAATGAAGAAGAAGTATCTAAAATATTAAGCGAAGTTGAAGAACTTAAAAAAGAACTTCAAGAAGTTAATCTTTTAAATGCTAAACTACTTTACACTAATAAAATCTTTAAATCAAAGAACTTGTCGGAAGACAAAAAGGTTAAAGTGTTAAAAGCTTTTGATAAAGCTGCTACTGTAAAAGAAGCTAAAGTAATTTTTGAAACATTAAATGAAGGAATTTTATCTAGGATAACAAAGCCATCAATTAATGAAGTAAAAGGTAGTGCTTCTAAAGCTATAGGAGTTGTTCCAAAGGCAAAACAGCCAATTGTTGAAAACGCTGCATTTGCGCGTATGCAAAAATTAGCTGGAATTATTAAAAACTAAAAAAATAAAATTAATTTAAAAAAACTTAAAAACATGAGTTTACAAACTTTATTAGAAAGTGCAAACCCATATCACTCAGTACAAAGCGATGCCGCTAGACTATCTGAAAAGTGGGAAAAAACAGGTTTGTTAGAAGGTTTAGGAGGTTCCCATAAAAATAATATGGGTATTATCCTTGAAAACCAAGCTAAACAACTTGTAGTAGAACAAAGTTCAACTGGTGGAGGCACGGCAGGTGGTTCCTTTTCTAGCCAAACGGCTGTGAATACAGGTGAACAATGGGCTGGTGTAGCTCTTCCGTTAGTACGTAAAGTATTCGGACAGATCGCAGCTCAAGAATTTGTATCAGTACAACCAATGAATTTACCTTCTGGTCTTGTATTTTATTTAGATTTCCAATATGGAACTGCTAAAGGAACAAGAGCTGCTGGAGATTCATTATATGGTGCTACTGGTGGAAATACTCCATTCGGTAATACGGATTCAGGAGGACTTTATGGTGCTGGACGTTTCAGCTATTCTATTAACAATACTGCATCTGTAGAAAGTGCTACTTCAGCCTCTACTGTATTAGCAGATGTTAATTATGATTCATCTGTTTCAGCTAGTGTTGCTGATGGTCAATTTATCACAATTAAAGTACCATCTGCAGGATTAGATAATGCTGATTTAGAAGGTGTAAGAGCATTCGTACTAGATTCAGGATCTGTAAATACCAATATTGCTGATGCTAGATTTACTAAATTTGACGGTACTAACATTTCTTTTGTTGTAACAGGATCTAAATTTGGTCTTGGTGTAGGTAAAACAGCTGCATCATATGCAGGTTCAGTTGCTGCTGGATTAAATGTAACTTATCAATTACAACCAATTGATAGTTCAAGAGGTGATTTTGAAGATCAAAATAATACTTTGAATGACAATAACACTCCTATTTCAATCCCAGAAATTAACGTACAGATGAAATCATCTGCTATCGTTGCTAAAACTAGAAAATTGAAAGCAGTTTGGACACCTGAGTTCGCTCAAGATCTTAACGCTTATCATGCTCTAGATGCTGAAGCAGAATTAACTTCAATCTTAAGTGAGTACATTTCATTAGAAATTGACTTAGAAATCTTAGATATGTTGATTGATTCAGCTGCTGCTGGAACAGAAGTATGGTCAGCTGTTAATAACCAGTCTGTTGTAGACAACGGTTCTAACGGTGTTGTATCTGACTTAGGTTTCTACAATAGCCAAGGACAGTGGTTCCAAACATTAGGAACTAAAATCCAAAAACTAAGTAATATTATTCACCAGAAAACTCTTAGAGGTGGTGCTAATTTCTTAGTATGTTCTCCAACTATTGGTACAGTCCTAGAAAGTATTCCAGGATTTGCTGCTGATTCAGATGGCGATACTGCTAAAGCAACTTACGCATTTGGTGTACAGAAAGTTGGTGCTTTAAATAGCAGACAAAAAGTTTATAAGAACCCATACATGACAGAAAATCAAATCCTATTAGGATTTAGAGGATCTCAGTTCTTAGAAGCTGGTGCTGTATTTGCTCCATATATTCCATTAATCATGACTCCATTAGTATATGATCCAGAAACATTTACTCCACGTAAAGGTCTCTTGACTAGATATGCTAAGAAGATGGTTAGACCAGAATTTTATGGATTAATTAAGTGTAAAGGATTAGACACTCTATAATTAGAGCTTAACTAATACTTAATAAATTAACCCGGCTTTATGCCGGGTTTTTTTATGTTTTTAATATGTATAATAAAATGCGTTATATTAAAACTATATTTATCTCATTATATAGCTATATTAAAATTTTAATGTATTTTAACGTATTTACAATGGTTTTATTCAATCAACGTGTAATCCCTAATTTCAAGAATTTATGGCAAGTAAACCCCATACGGACGATGTTTATCGTCCTAAGAGAATTCCTAAGAACCCAATTAAGTTCAAACTCCAACTTAATGATGAACAAAAAGACGCTAAAAAACACATCCTGGATAATACAATTACCCTCTTGGGAGGGGGTGCAGGTAGTGGAAAAACATTACTTGCATGTAATGTTGCCCTAGATGGTCTATTACGAAGACAATATGATAAAATCATAATAACCAGACCTACTGTATCAAAAGAAGAAATAGGATTTTTACCTGGTGACTTAAGAGAAAAGATGGATCCCTGGGTTCAACCTATTTATCAAAATTTCTTTGCTTTATACGATAAAGTTAAAATTGAAAAATTAGTTAATGATGGTAAAATAGAAATTGTACCTGTATCATTTATGAGAGGTAGAACATTTATGGATTCAATGATTATAGTTGATGAAGCTCAAAATGTTACCCATGAACAAATGGAAATGATTACTTCCCGTATTGGTTTAAGAAGTAAAATGATGATATGTGGTGATGCCCATCAAACTGATTTAAAAAAGAAAGCAGATTCTGGTTTTAAATTCCTATACACAGCAGCTAGAAAAATTAAAAATTTAGAAGCAATTACATTAATAACTAATCATAGAAATGAAATTGTTGAAGATTTATTAGATTATTATAATGAAGCTATTGATAAAGGAGCAAGTATCACTACTTCAGGTTCATATATTTATAATAGTAAGAACTAGTCTAATATTTATAAATAAAACATAATTATGGCGGATTTAAATATCTCGATCCAGGAATCAATTACGTTACCAAATCGAAATAAAGTTAATACCTTTAATAATAAAATTATTACTGATGTTAATCAAATTACTCGTAGAGTTGATACTATAGCCACAACATTTGAATCAACTGGAATTGAAATTTTAAGATTTGTAGACTCAGAAGAAAAGCAAACAGCAGGTTCCTTTGTTAGAGATGCAGTGAAATATATAAGAATTACAAATTTGGATTCTACTAATTTTTGTACTCTTTATTTAATAAAAACTGATTTAGATAATGCCTTATTTAAATTGGATCCTGGAAAATCTATGATGTTTGCTAATGCTAGTTTTGATAGTAATAATTCACAGGATTATGTAGAAGTAGGATATTTAGATGAACAGTATTTTTCATCTTTTACTACTATAGATGTAATAAAAGCTAAAGCGGATACTACTGATGTTCAATTAGATATTTTTGTAGGATCGTCATAAAAAATAATTAATAAATAAAAAGTGGGATTAATATTTAGAAACATAAAGGGATCAGCTTTAACCAATAATGAAGTAGATGCTAATTTTAGACATTTTACGGGTTCACATGAAATAAGTGGATCTTTAACAGTTGAAAGTATTTCAGGTACTTTAGTAGCTCCAACTTCATCATTACCTTTTGATTTTACGGGTTCGGCTGCTACAGAAGGAACATTTAGATTTGCTGCATCAGGAAGTAATCACTTTATTTATGCATATGTAGGAGGAGGATGGAGATCAGGATCATTATCTTAAGATAAAAATAATTTTTTTGAATATTTATAATAAAGCTTAATTATGCCCTTTTTCAATTTAGACTCATTTATTAAAGATACAACAAGCGGTTTAAATCAAACTGTATTTAATGTATTATCCGCAAGTGGTCAGTACTTTTATACCTCATCAATATTTAATATAGAATACCCAGAATTTGATACGGGTTCGGCTAATATTAAAATGGAGTTTGTACGTAGTAACCCTACATTACCGATAGAAGCTTCAGGATATGGAACGGGCTCACTTGGAACAACAGTTACAATGTCTAGTGGTGAAGAAGTTATTGGGTATGGGTTTATAAGCTCATATCCTTATGTTTATTCTCCTTATAATCTTTCTGACTCATCATCCATATCAACAATTTTTTATGAATCATCGTCATTACCTTTAAATCAATAAAATTAGCAAACTATGGGATTAACATTTAGAGATATAAAAGGCTCTGCATTAACAATAGAAGAAGTAGATGGTAATTTTAGGTACTTAACTGGTTCACATGAAATAAGTGGTTCTTTAACTATATCTGGTAGTTTATTGCCCAAAGCATCTGGCTCAAGTTTAGGTAGTGTTGAAAAACCTTGGGATGAAATATTCATTTCAGGTAGTACAATTACATTTGTAGGTTCATCTTCGGTTCAAACTGCTTCTATTTCAATGACCCCGGATTTAAGAATTAATGCAACTTATACAGGTTCTTTTATTGGTGAAGGTTCTCAATTAGTAAATATTCAACAAACTGCTATTGCTAATGCTCCCTATAATTTTACTAATGGAGGAAATGGTAATAGAATTTTATCTACTCTTGGTGAACATACTAATACTTCTAATTGTTCCACACTTGCAAGTGGATTTAGGAATACAATTTCGGATAGTTCTAATACTAGTAGTTGTCATAGTTTTATAGGAGGAGGTTGTAGAAATGCAATCACTGCAAGTAGAATAAGTTTTATTGCAGGGGGTAGTGGAAATCACATATTTAAAGGTAATTCGTATTCTCATATAAATTTTGGTATTGGCAATACTATGAGTTTTAGTGTAAACCAAAATCATAGATTTCCCTATGTACTTGATGGTACAAATAATGCAACTCAGTTAGGTTCGGAAGGACTTAACCAAATAGGATCCTTATTTAGTGGTATGAAAGGTACTACAGCTAGTACAATTCATGGGGGAATTACACATGATATTTGTAATCTTTTCAATTCAGAAATTTATGGAGGTCAAAACGGTAGAATCCGTAGTATTCTTAATACAGGATCAGCTATCCCTCCTAATCCTTCAGGTGGTCCATATATCCCTAGTTATAGTATAGGAGAACTTGGTGCTACAATTATTGGCAGCATCAATAACTGTATCCAATATACTAGTAATAGTGATCATATAGCGGGAGTTATGGGTGCTAATAACATAGTTGTTGGTGGTGGTAATTGTATATGTAATAGTGGACAAAGTACAATTATAGGGGGTGTTAATAGTTGTATAAGAGGAATGACAGTTCAGAATCTTATTCTTGGTGGGGCAATAAATAGTATTGAAAATAGTACAAGCCCCTCGGGTATAGGTAGAAATATTAATTGTGTTCAGGGTGTTAAACAAAATACAATTATTGGTGGGATAGGTAATTCAATATGTAGAAAAAATTTAGTAACTAATGAGGGAAATTCTGTCATAAGTTCTATTTCGGCCGATATAGTAGATAGTGTAAAGTCATATGTTCTTTTTGCTAATAATGCAGCTATTTGTTGTTCTTTTCTTTCTAAGATAATAGGAGGACAAGGAATTCGTTTAAACCAAACTGCTCAAGGATTTGAACCTTCTACTATGATTCGTGCAAATGCAAACACTTTTGATAGTAATAACCTATCTTATAATTATGAAAATTTTATTATTGGAGGAGGTAGAATAACGGGTAATGTTGCTCATTCTAATGTTAGATTTTCACGAGTATCTGAGGTTATGGGTAACAGTTATATGAGCACAATTCATAATTCACAACATGCTATTATTTCTAGTTCCATGTATGTAGAAATTCAAAATTCAAGATCATCTAGCATACATAATTCTCACCCTCTTGGTAACGAAAGTATAGTATGGACTCAACATGAACAAGGAGGACATCATTTTAGTGGTATATATGGGGGAACAGGAAATAAAATAAACTCTAGTTCATTTTCTTATATGATTAACACTAATAGTGGAAGTATTTCTGCAAGTAATCATGTTACAATGTTAGGTGGTGAATTTAGTAATATATCTGCAAGTAATTATAGTGCAATTATAGGAGGACAACAAAATAGTATGTCTCACGATGATTCCTTTATTATAGGATCATGCTTAACTTCAAGCTATAATTGTACAACTCACGTAAATAATATTTTTATAAGCGGTGGTTTAAGAGATTCAAGTGCAGACCTAGGTACATCTGGTCAA